ACTTACTATGAGAATAGTAACTATTTGCAAGTTCCACCAGATATTATTGGTGTAACAAAAGTTTTCAAGTATGATGACGCACAATCAGTAAGTGTGTCTAATATGTTCAGTTTCAAATATCAACTCTTTTTGAATGATATTTACTACTGGGGACAAACTGATTTACTCAGTTACTCAATGGCAATGAGTTATCTGGAAACAACAGATTTCCTTTTGAACACTCATAAACAAATCAGATTCAATCAAAGACAAGACAGAATGTATCTTGATGTTGATTGGGCTAACTTGAGAGTGGGTGAATTTATCATTATTGATTGCTTCAGACAGATGGATGGTAATAGTTTCAACAGAGTTTGGAATGATCCATTCCTGAAGAAGTATCTAACTGCATTGATGAAGAAGCAGTGGGGACAAAATCTAATCAAGTTCCAAGGTGTAAAACTTCCTGGTGGTGTAGAACTGAATGGAAGACAGATTTATGATGATGGAGTAAAGGAATTAGAAGATATCAAAACACAAATGTCTTCAACTTATGAGTTGCCACCTCTTGATCTGATAGGATAAAAATATGCTCAACCCATTTTTTCAACAAGGTTCTCAAACAGAGCAAAGTTTAGTTCAAGATCTAATCAACGAACAGTTGAGAATGTATGGCGTTGAGGTATATTATCTTCCAAGAATCTATGCAAAGACAAATACCATAATTAGAGAAGTAATCCAATCAGAATTTACAAATGCATATCCTTTGGAAGCATATGTAGATAGTTATGAGGGATATGGTGGGCAAAGTACAATCTTATCCAAATTTGGAATTCAAGAACTTGATGATTTGACTCTGATTATCTCTCAGGAAAGATATAGTAATTATATTACACCACTTCTTGGAAATGTAAGTAATTCTGAACTTTCTACAAGACCTAAAGAAGGTGATTTGATTTATTTTCCATTAGGTGACAGATTATTTGAGATCAAATATGTTGAACATGAGCAACCATTCTATCAGTTACAGAAAAATTATGTTTATACATTGAGATGCTCACTCTTCAGATATGAAGATGAGGTTCTTGATACTGGTGTTGATGAAATTGATGATGAAATTGATCAACTTGGATATATTCAAACCCTCACTCTACTTGGAGCAGGTTCAACAGCAACTGGAATTACAACATTCTGCCCTTCTGGTGCTGTAAATCAAATTTATATCACCAATATGGGAAGTGGATACACTAAGCAACCCATCATTGGATTTTCATCAGCTCCTGCTGGAGGAATCACTGCTGTTGGAGTAGCATCAATCACTACATCATACATTGGTTGTAGTGGAATAAATGGTGGAAAAATTGCTTCCATCAATATAACAAATCCTGGATGTGGATATACTGAACCACCTTGGATTACAATCAGAGAAGGTGGAGGAACAGGAGCTGCTGCAACAGCAGGAATTGGCACAACAGGATCTATTGGCATTGTAACTATCACCAGTGGAGGATCTGGATATACAACAAATCCAAACATTACTTTTGCAGGTGGTGGCTCTGGTGTAGGATTTATTACAGCAAGAGGATTTGGTGAAATTAATTCTGCAGGTATAGTTACTGTTGCTTATATTACACATGCTGGACTTGGATATACCCAAGCACCAACTATCACATTTGATGCACCAACTGGTATTGGAACAACTGTGGGAGTTGGAACTTTCATCTTCAATGAGATTATTACAGGTCAAACTTCAGGCACAACTGCAAGAGTTAAAAAGTGGACTGCTTCCTCCAACTCTCTTGAAGTTTCTATTGTTGATGGAACATTTACACCTGGTGAAAAGATTCAAGGTCAAGATTCTGGAGCATTCTACATAGTGACCAATCAAAATACTGATGATCTTGTAGATGCATTTGCAGACAATGATACCTTTGAAACTGAGGGTGATGCAATACTTGATTTCTCAGAAACTAATCCATTTGGTATGCCCTGAACATTTTTGTTAAATAGTAAGTATAAAGTTGTACTATAAAAATGTTTGAGTATTTTTATAACGAGATCTTCAGATCTGTTATTATTGGGTTTGGAACCTTGTTTAACGGAATTGAAATCCAACATAAGGATTCTAATGATGATACATTCAGTATCATAAAAGTTCCTCTTGCATATGGTCCAACTCAAAAGTTTCTTGCAAGAATGCAACAAGAAGCAGATCTGAACAAACCAATTCAGATGACTCTTCCAAGAATGTCATTTGAAATGGTTGGATTGCAGTATGATCCATCTCGCAAATCTACTCAAACACAAACTATCATCAATCAAACGCCTGATGGTAGTGCATTAAAAAGGAACTACATGCCAGTTCCTTATAACATATCATTCCAACTCTCTATTATGACAAAGTTGAATGATGATATGCTTCAGATTATTGAACAGATACTTCCATATTTCCAACCTGCTTATAACCTTTCTATAAACTTCCTTGGAAATCTGAAAGAGAAAAGAGATATTCCTATTCAATTAGATTCCATTCAAATGGATGATGATTATGAAGGTAATTTTGATACAAGAAGAGCACTTATCTATACACTAAACTTTACAGCAAAAGTATACCTGTTTGGTCCTATTTCCGATATCACTGGAGATATCATCAAGAAGGTTTCTGTTGGATTTGTTGCTGGAGAAAGAGGTGGCACTGCTGCTACAAGAGATCTTACCTATCAAGTTGTTCCAAGAGCAACAAAAGATTATGATGGTAGTGTAGTCACTAACCTTGCTGAAAACGTTGACCTCACAGAAACAGTCATTACTGTTAATGATGGAAGTGCAGTGACTGCACAAACATACATTTATGTTGGGGATGAAGAAATGTATGTTGAATCTATTTCTGGAAATGACCTCACTGTAAGGAGAGCACAAGACAACACAACCCCACAAAACCATGTATCTGGTGCTGAGGTTAAGAGTATCACTGCTGCAGATAACAATCTCATTGAGTTTGGTGATAACTTTGGATTTGATGGAACCACTTTTTGAGGATTGAAAAATGAAGGAAAAGTATGATAAACTTAATGAAACATTTGACATTCAACCAACAGAGGTTGAAGTGGAGGTCCAAAAGCATGATATCGAGAATAAGATTGAAAAAGTCAGGTCAAGTAGTGAAGACATTCGTAAGGACTACGAATATACAAGGGGTAATTTATATTCGATCATTGAAAAAGGACAAGAAGCAATTAATGGTATCTTAGAACTTGCACAAGAAAGTGAAATGCCCAGAGCATATGAAGTTGCAGGTCAACTTATTAAAAATGTTTCTGATGCTACTGATAAATTGATGGATCTTCAGAAAAAACTCAAAGATGTAACTGAAGATAAGGAAGTAAAGGGACCAACAACAGTGAACAATGCTCTTTTTGTTGGTTCTACTGCTGAACTTCAGAAACTTCTAAAAAAATCAGCCACAGACATAAATAGTTAAAAAGTCCCAGACATGGCAGTCAATCCAGTAATCAATATAACCATTCCACAAGGTTCAGATTTTTCAGAAGTTTTTGTATCCACAGAAACTGATGGTTCTGCATCCAATCTTGCTGGGTATACTGGTGCTGCTAAGATCAAAAAACATCCTGGATCAGATACTTCAAGTTCATTTACAGTTAGTATCACAGCATCTACTGGTGAAGTTTCTATTGCAATGACTTCTGGCAGAACTGTTGCTTTGGATCCAGGTAGATACTATTATGATGTAAGATTGACTTCAGGAAGTGGAGCGGTTTCCAGATTAGTTGAAGGGATGGCATTTGTAACTGCAGGAATTACCACCTAAGTAAAATGGCAGTAGTCAAAAAGGCACAGTCCATTTCAAATATTGCTAAGAAAAAAGCAATACGGAAAGTAGCAACTCAATCAGTAAGACAACCGTCAATTGTGACTGAGATGGGTGATGTTAACTTTGGAACTTTAACTGAAGCAAATGATGGACAGATTGTTTCATATGATGCAGCAACAGATAAGTTTATTTTGATTACTGCTGATGAATTGCTGGCAGTATCTGCAGAGGATAATGACATCCCTGATGAGTTGGTGACTGCACTGGAAGGTGAACTTGATCTTGGTCAAATTCAAGTTGAGACACTTGATGGAGGTACTTTCTAATGCCAACCAGATTAAGAGATCTCTCAAATACTGATTTTGGCACTTTAAATGCACAAAAGAATAAAAATATAATGAGATATAATGCATCAACAGGAAAGTTTGATGTGATACAAATTGACAATACTTTGGGGTTAGCAACAACACCACCACAATCATTTGTTGATGTAGTAGAGAGCAAAATTGATACTGACAATATACCCATTAGAGGTATTGATGGGGGAACTTTTTAGTATCCTAAATACTATTAAACATTAGAATTAGATAGATGGCATCTCCTGTAATTCAGT